ATTACAAATCACAGGTTACTACTGCAGCACATACGCTACGGACAGCCGACTCGAATGATGCTTTGATTGGCATTAGGCTAACAAACATTACTACGAGCGCGGTCACTGTAGACGTATGGATTGATGTAGCGGCGGCAGGATCAACAGCATCTGTCGTTTACATTGCTGATGACCTACAGATTCCACCCAAAGCATCGGTAGAGCTAATACAAGGTGGCGCTAAGATTGTTATGCAGACCACTGATCTACTAAGGATTCAGGCTTCTGCGGTAACTTCCATAGCGGCTTGGGTTAGTGTTGTAGACGCGATCTCAGCATAGGAGGCATTATGGCTGGCGAAACAAACGGAACGCTGTACATTAATAATCCGCCGGGTAAGGAAGGATTCTTCCTCAATCAAGCTACTATTGATGGTGATTACACCATAGCTGACAACGGTGTGGTAGCAGGGCCAGTAACCTTCACTGGAACAGTTACAGTAACAGGAACACTGGTAATCGTATGAGCAAGATTAATGTAAATACATGGGAACCTGAAACTGGTACTACGATTACAGCAGGGGCATCTGGAGACACTTTAGCCATAAGCGCAGATAGTGTAACTGGATTAAATGTTGGGTCGGATGCTGCTGGAGATATTCTATATAACGATGGTACAGATTACACAAGATTAGCCAAGCCGGGAACCCCTGCTGGTGAGGTTCTAACATTCGCTACAAGTGCTACGGCACCCAGTTGGGTTGCTGCTTCTGCTGGTGGATTTGCTGCGTACAAGAGATTTGATACAAGCACTTCAGCTGGTGGTTATAGTCCAGATACTGGAGTTACCCACATAATAGTTGAGATGGTGGGGGGTGGCGGAGGTAGTTCTGGATCGTCTGGATCGGACTCTGGTTCTGCTGGTGGGGGTGCTGCATACGCTTTGAAACAATTAACTGTTACTGATACAGATACGATGACTATAACGATAGGCGCTGCTGGAGGTGCTGGTGGTACAACCTCGTTTGAATCTGTTACTGGAGCAAGTTTTACAACGATTTCTTGTACAGGTGGCGGATCAGGATCGACCAACAATGAAAGCGTTGCTGGTGGAGGAGGTGGATCGGCGACAGGTGGTGATGTAAATCTCAATGGTCAACCCGGTACCAATAACTCTGGGCAGACATCTAAGGGCGGCGACGCTGGTAATCCCGGTTGGGGTTCTGGAGGCTGGAATTATACTGCCACAACATCAAAAACTGGTTGGGGTTATGGTTCTGGTTCATCTGGTCTGGGTTCAGGTCAAGGTGGTGGAGTAGCAGGTCGCCCCGGTTTATTGACGATATGGGAATTTAAATAATGGCTAATTATGCAGTAGTAAAAGATGGTGTTGTAGAAAACATTATTGTTTGGGATGGTCAGGCTGCATTCTCCGTAGAGGGTGCTGAATTAGTTGAAGCAACTGATAATGCCCGTATCGGCGGAACATACGACGGATCGTTCCATTACGTTGAACCACCTGTCCCCGAACCCACAGCAGAACAAGTAGCCGCAGCCGAAACAAAATCAAGCGCCATTGAAAAACTAAAGGCACTCGGCCTAAACGATGCTGAAATAGCCAGTATCACAGGAGGATAGTATGGCATCCGAAGTAAAAACAAATAAAATATCCCCTGCAACAAGTTCAACTGTAACACTTGGTGATGCTTCAGATACATTCGTTATCCCTGCCAGTGCAACATTAGATGTTAATGGAACCATTGATATAACAGGTGCGACAGCTACAGGATTTCCCAGTGCTGGATTTAGCAAAGTGACTCCAGTTACTGCTACTGATTCTACTTTTGATCTTCAAACTGGCACAACTAAAGTTATATTAGAAGTGCAAGCCGCTGGTGGCACGGCTGGAACAAATTCAAGCGGTTATGAGGCTGGACTGGGCGCGTCTGGCGCTTATGCGATGAAAACGCTCACAGGAATGACAGGGGCAACTGATAAATTAGATATTACAATCGGTGCTGTAGCGCCCAATCAAGCCCCGGGTTCCGCAGCTAACGGCACTACAACATCTGTTGCACAGGCTGGCACTGCTTCATTTACCACTGTTACCACTAACGGTGGTTCTGGCGGTCAGAATGCTGGTACTACGCATCATAGCGATGGTGGTGATGGCGGAACTGTGCCTACTACTGGAGACTTAAATATTGCAGGAATGGCAGGTAACGGCGGTGGAAAGTACGCGGTGAATGGTAGAAGTTCTCTGTTTGGAATCGGTGGCGCAAATAAAACACAGCCCACTGGAGCAGATCATACTGGCGGCGCTGCGTCGGGTTACGGTGCAGGAGGCGGTATGGGTAAGGGCACTACTGCTGCAGGCGGCTCTGGCTCCGCTGGATTAGTAATAGTTTGGGAGTACAAATAATGGCGACTTATGCAGTTATTAGAAATGGTGTAGTAGAAAATCTGGTTGTTTGGGATGAAGAAACTACATTCTCCCCAAAAGGTTGCGAAGTAGTAAAGGCAACTTCTGATGCCCGTATTGGCGGCACATACGATGGTGCGTTTCATTATGTAGAACCACCCATCCCAGAACCCACCGCAGAACAAGTAGCCAGACAAGCAAAACGAGACTCCGCCAAATCAAAACTTGAGGCTCTTGGCCTAACTACAGAAGAAGTGCAGGAGGCTTTTGGATTATGAGCGAAGTTAAAGTTAACAAAATCTCTCCTCGCAGTGCTACAACTATAAATGTAGGAGATTCTGGGGACACTCTTGCCCTAGCCACTGATGCTGTTACTGGGTTTCAAGTTGGATCAGATGCTCAAGGAGACATCCTGTACCATGATGGAACCGATTACACACGGCTGGGTGCTGGAACATCTGGACATTTCCTAAAGACGCAAGGTACCAGTGCTAATCCTGTATGGGCGGCAGACAGTTCTGGTGCGTTTGTTCATTTAAGTACCACTACGGTGAGTTCAATAGTGAGTGAAATACAAGTCAACGATGTTTTCAGCGCAACGTATAGTAACTACCGCATCTTATTGAATAACCTTGTCCCTGACACAGATAACACTACTATTTCTCTCGGCTTCAAAGAAACCAGTGTAGCAACTCAATTAAATATGCATAGCGTTACACGTTATTTTGGGGTTAATTCATCTGACGCTACAGTCTATGGCGATTCAACCGAATACGACATGGGCGGTCAAGAACTGGTGAAAACCGCATCTGCAGATGGGGGCGTTAACGGTTGGATCGAAGTGTTTTTCCCTTTTGCTTCTGGTGGGTCTGACTGGACTCGCACGACGTATGCGTTTATGAATTACAACCCAGCTGCGGCTGGTTGGGTTCATACCTATGGGGCGGCGCAGGCGACAGCAACAACATCAACGCCGTGTTTTAGATTGTTCAGTAGTGGAAACATTGGTGACGCTACCATCACTGGATATATAAGGGTTTACGGATATAAGGATTCTTAAAATGCAAAAACTCGTAAACAATAAATTAGTTACTCTTACGGCTGAAGAAGAGGCCGCTGTTCTTGCTGAAAGAGCGCTCCCTGACACTACACCGTATGATAAAAAGCGTAAAGCAGAATACCCATCAATAGATGAACTGGTAGTAGCTCTATGGGAAGGTGTGGTTGAAGAAAGAATGGCTGCGGTTACTTCACTAGAAGGAAAGCGTCAGGCTGTTAAAACCAAATATCCTAAATGAGTTTTATAGTAGGGATAGCAAGAATAGCACATTGGTTTCTAGTTCCTTTCTTGATAATCTGGATGACAATAGCACCAAACGATATGCTTCCTAACTGTCTTATAGAGGCAAAGCAAGCTGTGTCTGATAAATTTAAGGGCGGTTACTTCGGGGAAGAATAATGGCATTGATTCCATTAGAAAATGCAGGAGAGACGGGGATTGTACAAGACATCCAGCCGTGGCAGTTGCCCATCAATGCGTGGAGCGATGGCAATAATGTACGGATGGAGCATGGCTCTGTATTTAAGTGCAAGGGCTATTCTTCAGTTATGGAAACCTGTCCTATCGCCCCTTATCATGTTGTCTACCTCAAGGACGCATCTGGTAACAAGTATTGGATAGCGTGCGGCCTTACTGCTGTTCACGTCTACACTGTATCGACCACAACGTGGTCTGACATCACGCGATCAGCGGGTGCTTATGCAGCCACTGCAGCAGAGGGATGGACAAGTACCGTAATGGGCGGTGTGGTAATTCTAAATAACTTTGTAGATGCTCCTCAGTTCTGGGCAATTACAGCGGCAACAGGATTACCCAGCGCATCGACTGTTCTTGCTGACCTGACTAACTGGACCTCTACTGACCGCTGTAAGTCTATGCGATCTTTCAGGTCTTTCTTGGTTGCTCTCAACATAGAAGATAAATCTTCTGGAGTATTGAAGCAGTCAAGGGTAGTCAAGTGGTCTACAGAGGCAGCAATACAGACTGTTCCCGCGTCATGGAACGAGAATGATGCTACGGTTGACGCTGGTGAGTACGAGTTAGCCGACACCAAAGGGGCCATATTAGATGGTCTTCCTTTGCGTGATACTTTTATGATCTACAAGGATGATGCTGTTTATTCGATGACTTATGTTGGAACCCCTTTTATCTTTTCATTTAGGCAGCTTTCACCTTCAGTTGGGATTCTCTCTAAAAACTGTGTTGCCGAGTTCGACGGAGGCCATTTTCTTTTCGGTAATGGTGACATTTACCTGAATGATGGTCAAAGGATCACATCTCTATTGCCCCATAAAATGCGGGATCATGTATTCGCACTATTAGACGGGGATCATATTGATAAGTCTTTTGTAGTTGCTGACTATGGAAGAACAGAGATGTTAGCTTGTTTTGTTTCTACGAGTGCTGGAACTGATAACCAATGCGATAAGGCTTTAATATGGAACTGGGTAAATAATACTTTCTCCATCAGGGATATACCAAATCTAGCACATATTGGTTATGGAAGTGTTAAGAATGAGTTAGCTTACACAACTTGGGCTGCGGCAGCCTCCCTTTCTCCTTCTCCAACTTGGGCAACTGCTATTGGAGCATGGGCGGTGTCATGGGATGATGTGGAGAATGTGCTTCTATTTGCTGACCCTGTAAGTACAAAACTATACAGGGATGGGTCTGGTAATAAGGAAGACACTACCGATATGGTATCCTATATCGAAAGAACAGGCTTGACATTCACTGCTCAAAATAACCCCGACCAATCAACAGTTAAGCGTATAAAGGCTATCTGGCCCAAGATGACCATAGCAAGCACTGGTACAGTAAATTTCTACATAGGCACACAGATGTCCACAGAAGAGGCTATTACATGGAGTTCTCCGATAACCTTTAATCCAGACACCCAGTCTAAGGTGTCTTGTAGAGCAAGTGGAAAACTATATGGAGTCAAGATTGAATCTACTGGCGACACTTCTTGGAGACTTGATGGGCTAGAGTTTGAATTAGACGATGCTGGTAGGCGTGGTTCGAGGTCTTACTAATGGGCAATGAGGAGTTGTTTCGTAGGAATAGTGAGTTCTATAAGAAACATCCAACATCTACACTCAAATTAACTGCCCTCCCATACTATACTCCGTATGGAAGAAAGATTTATAGAGATCAATTTGATGAGATACACTCCGAAAGCACAACAACTGTGCCTTCCCCAGATGGCGGGTGGATGAATATACCTCTTATTTACGAAGGAAAATACGTTTCTCCAGAAGATGCTAAAAAAAGGATTATACTTAATAATATGACTGATCCAGAAAATGGAGAACTAATACGGAGTTACCCAAATATGCCAACTGCTATACAAGCAGCCAAACATAGGATGTTAAATCTGAACCGCCCAGAGCAGCCTTGGAATAGATTAGGAAAAAGGAAGAAAAAATAATGGTAATGGCAGCGGTAAAGAAGGTCAAGTCTGTAACAAGATACGAGCCAGGACCACTACCAGACAACTCAGAAGACTTAGGTATTTATGTTGTAACGGAACTAAAGAGATTAGGGAACATACTATTCAACCAATCGGTGATGAGACTTGAAGAAACGAACACAGCCCCAGCAAAACCAAGAGATGGAGACATCAGATACGCTGATGGAACTAACTGGAATCCAGGAGCGGGTGCAGGAATTTATTGGTTCGATGGCACCACATGGAACAAGCTGTAAGGTTGGAGTAGTACACCCAGACGAAGTACCCAAACTCTGGAAGAAGGTATTGCCGCAAATAGAGCGTTGCGTACCCCACTCAGAGGGGGAGATGGAATCCCCTGACTTCTATGTGGCCCTTGTTGACGGTGAGATGCAGTTATGGATAGCGGTAGAAGACGAAGAGGTTATCGCTTCTATGGTCACACAGATCATACCCTATCCAGCAAAGAAGGTATTAAGAGTGATTGCAATAGCTGGCGGAGATATGGATAAATGGTTTCACTTCCAGCCAGACTTAGAAGAGTTTGCAATCCTTATGGGTTGTACATCTTTGGAGGCTTGGGGCAGGAAGGGTTGGAAGAAGATATTAACAGACTGGAAAGACTCCTACGTTGTCTACACAAAAGAACTGGATAGAAGGTTACATTAATGGCTACTAGAAAGCAACTGCAAGAAAAAAGAAACAAGGCCGTTGTAGCTCAACGACAAGCTAAAGTACGGGCGCAAGCTAAGTCTGCTAAAGGTGATGATAGTGGCTGGGCCGCTGTTCGTGCGGCAGCAGCTACAACAAAATCTCTTGGTGACAAGATGCGAACTGCTGTCAAGAATGATGACAGGTCTAAAGCTGCATACGCCATTACCACAAAAAACGTAGATGAGTATGTAAAGAGTGATGGGACTCTAAAGAAAAAGACTAGCGTTGCGCCAACTGCTTCTGGCAGAGTAAAAACTAGCACTGCTAGCGCTGCTGGAGTGGCTGCTGGTGGTGGAGATGGGCGTATGTCGATACCATCTACCTTCACAAGAACCCGTGGTGGTTATGACCCAGACACAAGGGTGGACTATACTAACACAAACCCAGCTTACTGGAACTCTGTTGTTAGTTATTTTAAAGGAAAACCTGGGGGAAACCCAGTCACTGGAGAGTTAGGTATATGGACTCCTAACTTTGAAAAACAGGGTGCTGAGAGTACAGCGCTAGCAGCTATTGCTGGCGGCGTAACTGCTCATGTAGGCAGCAATTACTCTAATAACACTGTTGATGACGCTACAGCAATAGGAATGGGCCATGCCTCTATTGATGAGCATGGGCGCGCATCTACATATAGGGGTGGCGCTGAAAAAGCAATAAGACTCAATAGTATCAGCAGGGGTGGTACCCACATTGACACTGGCAGACCTATGGGCGGAACAGACCCGATTGGTTACGGGGCGCATATTCTAGGCGGTGTAGTAACAAAAGGCGCAATGCCGGGGTATTTGAAAGATGGTGGGGATTACGGTGGTTTGCTTGGTAAAGGCACTAGAATAACAGGTGATTGGTTGACTGAGCGTCTAGGCGGAATGGACTCGGATGGCATGCGCCTTCGGGGAACCTTCCCTGCTGTCGCTGGAGCCACTGGCTCTGGTGTTGGTGCAGGAGGAACAGCTACAGGTATGGGTACCTTCTATGGCGGCGGTGCAGACCCTCTAGCTAAGATGCCAGGAGTTGCAGACTATACCCCCTATATCGACCCCAACTCAGTGTTTGGTGGTCGAAGTG